CTACCTCACCTGGCGGTCAGGAGGGGCGGCAGGAGCGAGCCAGAACGCATCGTCGCCGCCGCTCTTCAGATCGAGGGCTTCACCATCAGCCTTCCGCAGCCTGCGCGTCACGGCCAGCTCTTCGCTGTGATCGACGAACACATCAGCTTGGAGCGTGCCATTGTGCAGGGGTTCCTGACCAGCGAGGGCCGCTTTGTGACTCGCGTGGAGGCCAAGCACATCGCCTTTTGATCGGGGCAGCCTATCGTCCGAGAGGATCTGCATCCGCGCGATGCTTTCAGCGAGGATTTCTGGTGATGCCGCTTCCCCCACCCCCACCGGGCGCTGCCCCGAAGCAAGGAGAGACGACGTGACCCGCCCCACCCCCGAGCCATTCCGCAAGGCGCACAACCTACTGCCCTGTCCCTTCTGCGGCGGCGCGGCCTATGATGACGGTGAGACGGCAGAAATCATGGGCAAGCGCACAAAGCATCGCTTTGCAGTCGCCTGCGCCAACTGTGAAGCATCTGCTCCTAGCGCCGGCACCTACGAGGAAGCGGCGGTCAATTGGAATACCCGTGCCGTCATTGCCGCTGCACCGCAGCCCTCCCCGGCACCAGCGGAAGACGAGCGCGCGGCGATGATTGAGGCGATCATGAGCGCCATGTCCTTGTCGTTTTTCGAGGCCAGAGTTGTTGCCGATGCTCTCTTCGCGGCGGGGTATCGACAGACCCATACCCTCCTCACCGAGCAGGCCCAGCCGGATGACAACCGATGATCACCTGCCTCGCTGCAATCTGCCTCACGGGCGCGGTCGCGATCGACGGCGACACCCTGCGCCTAGACGCGCCCGGCAAAGACCTGCGCCTGCGTCTCTGGGGGATCAGCGCACCCGAGCTGCGGGAACAGGGCGGCGCGGCGGCACAAGACGCGCTGGCCCGGCTGGTGAACGGGCAGATGCTCACGTGCGATCTCATGGACGTCGACCGCTACAGCCGCCCGGTCGTGCGCTGTGCCTTGCCGGACGGCGCAGACGTCGCGTGCGAGATGGTGCGAAGCGGGCATGCTGCCGACTGGCCAAGGTATAGCCGCGGCGCCTATGGCGGCTGCCGCTAGTACCCCCACCCGCCGTACTGCTCATGCGGCGCGCAGACGGAGGTCAAGTCGACCGCGCCCTTCCGCCCGCACTTGCCGCAGCGCGCCCGAGGCACAGGATCCAGTTGCGGTGCCGCCATGGGCCGAGCGGCAGGCACACCACCTCGTGGTGGCCGCAGCAGCACATGAGCCTGACCCACTGCTCACGATAGTCCTTCGCCACCGGACTACGACACGATCCTCAGCGCGCCGTCAGGGAGCGGGCGCTGAAGATCCCGCGCCTCGTTCCACGGCGCCGCCAGCCACGCCTGCCATTCGTCCGGCTTGGTCAGGATCACCGGCATGGCCCTCGGATGGACCGCGCCGACCTCGGCGTTGGGCGCGGTGGTCAGGAAGGCGAACAGGTCGTCCGTCGTCGCGCCGTCCTTGACCTTGCGCACCGACGTCCAGCCGCACGTCTGGATCCCGGCGAAGAACATGGGTGCCTCGTCGACCGGCTCGAACCACAGCGGCTTGCGGTCGGGTCCGGGTTCGCTGAAGGCGACCAGCGGGACCAGGCAGCGGCTTTCGGCGCCCAGCCAACGGCGCCAGTGCGAGCTGCCGGTGTTCCGCACGTTGGTCACGCCCGGATCGCGCTGCGTCTTGAGGTGCTGGGGGGGCGTGGGCATGCCCCAGCGCGCCCGGGCGATCTCGGGGCCGTCAGCTCCATGGCGGACGATCGGCGCCAGGCGGTCCGGGTAGACGTCGACCGGCCAGGGCTCGTTGCCGGTCCGATCGACCGCGGCGAACAGGCGGGCAATCTCGTCGGCGCTGGCGCGGGTTCGATACAGGTTGCAGATGGTCCTGCCCTCCTTCTGAAGGACGGCAGGATAGGTCCCGCGGCCGCGGCTGGCGAGGGCGTTCTGAGGGCGCCCGTCACACGCGCCGATCCGACGGCGGCACCTCCCTCAGCGCCGCGGCGATCCGCACGATCAGGTCGGGAAACTGGTCGCGCGGGATCGAAAGGACAGTGCGGCCGCCCACCGACACGGTCAGCGCCTCGGCCGTGATGCCGAGGCTTGCCGGCGCGTCAGGCTGCGACAGCATCAGCCAGCGGCCGCTCGGGCCACCCGCAGGGCCAGCGATCGCCGCTGAGCGACCAGCACGGCATGTCCAGCCAAGGGTACCATGCCACGAATTCGACGCCGCCGACCGACTCGCAGTCTTGCCGAACCTGTGCCAGCCACTCCATGCGGCGCTCGCCCGGTGGCAGATTGGGGTGCCCGACATGCCAGCCCGTTTCTGTTATCGCGAGCGGCATTCCTGGATAGCGCGCCTTCGCTTCGCGCAGCACGTGCAGCAACGGTACGACGCCATAGTTCGGGTAGTAGTTGATCCCCACCACTTCGACCAAGCCGCTTTCGACCAGCCGATCGGTCGCCCACCATGTCTCGGGCCGCATGTCGTGCAGCGCGTCGCAGGTGGCGTAGCGCAAGTGCGGCGCGGCACGCATCATGCGCAGCGCGGTACTCACGAACGGCCACGACTGCCCGTCGCCCTGGAAGTTGCGACTGCCGTGGATCGTCGGCTCATTCACGGCGATGGCCCATGTCCCCGGTGGCAACGCGGCACCCACAGCGGCGGCATGTGCCTCGGGATCGGGCGGCATGTCGAAGTGCACCATGTCCCACATGACCGGAAAGCCGTCAGGAACGGCCGCGACCCGCGCACCTATGTCGTGTCGCCACGAAAGCCCGTCCCGCGCTCCTACAGCTCCCTGAGCGACGGCATGGGCGTAGTGCCGCTGCATGCCGCCACCCGGCAGGTGGCCGGTCGAGTGCAGCAGGTCATGCCCATTCCAGGGCAGCCTGCCGCATTCAAAGCCGGCCCAAAGTGGTGCTGTCACAGCTGCCTCGCAGGCGCGCCAGCCTGTTGCAGCGCTTCGGCCAGACGATCCGGCCCCATCTTGGCCACCAGATCAGCCACAGCCGCGTTCAGCTTCGCCTCGGCCATTCTCATCAGCTGCGCGTCGGACGGAAGCAGCCAGCGCAGCGCACCGGGAACCGAGCCTTTGACGTAGCCGACGACCTGACCCGCAAGCCGATCAGCGGCGATGCCTGCCGGGTTCGTCAGGATCATCGCCACGAGCGCGTCGGTGACGAGATCGACGCCGGTCCCGAGCGCGCGATGCAGGCTGTCCTGCGCTTGCTTGGTCTTGGCGATGTAGCGGAACACCCAGCCGAAGTAGGCGACGATGGCGCCCCAGATGAGTTCAGCGATATGAGGGTCGAGTAGATCGAGAGCCTGGTCAAGCATGGTTGCCTCCAAAATGTCGCTTGAGCCACGCACAGAAGCCTGTCTGGGGCGCAGCGGGGGTATTGGCGGGGGGATAGACGGCGGGCTTGGGCGCGGGACGCGCCGGAGCGGCCATGGCAAGCGCCGTAGATCGCACGGACGCCACGCGGCGGGACCAGCCCTTGCCGAAGGTCGGCCACGTTCCCAGCGTGCGAAGGAACGCCAGACGGGCATCGCAGGCGCGGTTGACGGCGGTGCGGGTGTCGTAGGCGCGGGCGGCAGCGATGGTGGCAGGACCGACCTTGCCGTCCTGCTTCGCACCAACGCCGGCTTGCAGCCACTTCGCGCCACGAGACGGGCCGCTATTGATCGCACCGTCGAACGCCACAAGGTCCAGCCCTGCGGGCAGGTCGTCGGCGTTTACGGCGTCCCAGTAGCCCTTGCGGTATATCGCTGCTACTTCGGCATCCGTGATCGCGCGCAGCTGTGCCTTGGTCGCGCCCGGGCGCCATCGGCGATAGGTGTCCAGCGTGACGCCCTTCATCGTCGCGCCGCCGGGATCCTTCGGGTGGTCGCTCCATCCACCTTCGTGGCGGAGCGTTTCAGCCAGACAGGCCGCAAAGTTTTCCTTCATGGCGTCCTCTCGGAAACGAAAAAGCCCCGCACGAGGCGGGGCCGGGTGGCGTGATGGTAGGTGGTGTCAGTAGCCCCGGCGGGACTGGGACCGGATCATCTCGTCGCGCACGCGGTCGAGCTGGTCGCTCATCTCCTTGACCTCCTCGCAGACCCCGGTAAGGGCGCCGGTCAGCTTCGCCTTGGCGTCAACGTCCTTGTCGATGGCGAGGGTCAGCAGCTTCGCCGAGGCGGTGAAGCCGTCCAGCGCCGTCACCATGCGCTCCACGGCGCGGTCGCTGACGATGGCTCCGGCGACCTCCATCACGTCGTCGGGACGGGCGGGCGTCTTCCGCGTGCGCACCTGCCCGATCCCGAATGCGCTCAGGATGCCGACGATCAGGAGAAGGATGGCGTCGGCCCACTTCGTCGGATCGAAATTTTCCCAGTTCATCCGTCACTTCCCCTGCCTGCTGCGCAAGACGTCGAGCCACGACCGATAGGCGTTGATCATCTCGAACAGCACGGCGGTCGAATAGATCGCAGGGGCGGACCACGACCCGCCGCTGGCAATGGCCGCGTCGAGGAAGCCGAGGCAGTAGCGCGACCAGAAGAACAGCCCGACCAGCGATGCAGCGAGGCGCATGTGCGGGGAATAGCCGAAGCCCGTGAAGGTGCCGTTCACGGTCAGCGCCACGATCCGCAGCAGGCAGCAGGCCAGGACGAGGATCGCCCATGTCCCCTCGCTCGCGATCGCCGCCAAGCGCTCGAACGATGGCGAGGTCTGGAACATGTCGCTCTGGTAGTTCAGCGCCAGCCCCATCGTGAACGCGGGCCACGCCATGCCCCATTCGGTGACCCGGATCGGCAGGTGGGCATAGATGCCGTCGGTGATGCGCCGGATCACGATCATGCCCGCGTCTCCTTGATTTGTGGTGATCCCGCGTCGGACTGTGGCCGTTGGCGACCGGGGCGATCGTGAACGCCGCCGGCTCGTATAAGACGCGTAGCTAAGGGTTATCTGGTGGACGAATGCACCGGAGGTCATGCATAGAGACGCAGAGACTTACCTTTGCCGAGGCAAGGCAGTGTGCCTTTGAAGAACCGCAGAAGAAGAAGGCTATCATGAGAGAGTTGATCATAATTCGGACTCACTACTACTGCGAGGCAACCGAACGTTTGTATCATTACCTCAAGAATACATCTAACCGCGACGTAGCTTTCATTTGTGATGAAACAAACGGAGCAGTTGATGTTGGAACCGGGAAAGTAAAGCTCTCGATTTCCGAACAATCCGCCAAAGATATGGGATTGTACGCCCCTCCTAACTTCGGCTGGCTTTGCGGCGATTATTTTCTTTACGCCGCTGCACAACTTCTAAACGCTTACGACAGGTATTGGATGATCGAGTCTGATGTCAGGCTCAGCCTTCCCTCCAGCGCAGAGTTCTTTGACAACTTCTCCGACGAACATCACGACTTCCTGGCATTTCACACATTCAGAGCGCAAAGTAATTGGTATTGGCATGCCCCGATGTGTTATTTTGAGCCAGAAGTGTATGCGTGTCTTTTCCCAGTTGTAGGCATAAGTAGGCGAGCTGCTAAGTTCGCCTTTCAAGCCCGCAGGCAAATCTCACAGTCTTTCGATGACGTTGTCCCAATTGGCCAGACTCGTAGATGGCCCAACGATGAATCTTTCTTGACGTCAATTCTGATGGCTAACGGCTTCAACTGCAACAGCTTGGACGCCGGACCGGTAAAGTATAGAACAAACGCCTCCTTCAATGTCGGCCTGCCGAAATCAGAACGGCGAATTTCCGAGCAGGAGCCAACGGGGCTCTTCTATCACCCAGTTCACGCAGGACAAAGGTTCGTCTCGAAGGCGAACACTTGGCTGAACACTTACACTTACAACAAAGCCTCAAAAGAACGGCTCGCGGAAGTTTTCCACAATGGGTTTCTTCAAGACTTGCAGTCTGAAGCTTCGGACCAAGACGTTCTTGCATTTGAGTCCCGGCTTCGCCAAGCGATCGATAGCGCTCCTACTTAACTAAAGGTCGCTTCGCAGCGCGACAGTCGCTCACTGGAGGGTCGCAACGGCAAATCTGCCATCTTTACCGATGTGACCATCGGGTCGGACTAGAATGGTACCGTTCCGCAAGTCAGTTTCCCCGATTCTCACGTCAGACAGCAAAAACTTCGTCGCTTTTGAGAAATCAACGTTACCAGGGTACCAGAGCAACTGCGCTTCTCGGTTAACGTCGAGGTACCGCTGCCCCTCCACTAAATCTGCGCGGCTAGGTTGATGAGCCGCCGAGGCCAGAGTGATCGCGAGATATGTTGGTTCGGGTGAGTTCACGAAAACCCTTGAACGGAGCTTTGCCACTTTCGCCGTAAATTCGTGCCATGTGTGGGTGCCATCCTCGGTCTCTGCACTTCCACTAGACTCAAAAAACACGTGAGCAGGCGAAAGCATTCTAGAAGTCCGAAAGTCCCCACGAACCTTCGTATCGTGATCAACGAGCTGCATCGGAAAGGCTGACCTCAGATCGGCTTTGCTTGCTGTGCATCTCCTCGGCTCCGCGAGCGCGAGCATATCGTCAAGCGAAACGTTGAGGAGGACCGGCGCAAGCTGCCCATTCTCACAAGTACTGAACCAGTCAAGAAACTTCCAATTCCACACTTCGGAACTGTGTCCAGATATCCAGAGGTACGGCTTTCCTAGCGCAGCGGCGAATATCAGACCGTGCAGGCTTTGCGAAAGCACAACCTGAGCTTCAGATATCCTCCGCAGAGGTTCCAGGCTGTCATCCATCATATCTACTACACAGAACTCTGCGCTGTGCCGAGCGCGGTCCCATTTATCGCTATGAAATCCCGTATGATGCGGCACGATAGCGGCGCGATATTTCGATGTCGCGGGAACGTCAACGAGTTCATCGACGAAAATGCCGGGATCACCGAGCGGCAGATCAGGAAGCTTGTATCCTAGGCCGGACAGGTACTCTACGGTTTTCCGCCCTCTAAGAGCGTGTACTTTTGAAGAATCAATTCCCGGGATACCTGCCTTCGGGTCCAGCACGCCCGAGCCCCAGATGTTGGACTTCCTATTGGCCATGAAGAAAATACTTCCAATGGCCAGAAGGTGCTCTTCACCAGCTTCACTGACCCGCCCCTGCACCCCGAAACTCTCTTGCAAGATATAGCTGGTGATTGCATCACCACAGTTGCGGATGACGTTGTAGTACCGGAACGGTATGGTCGGCTGGCCTGAGACTGCTCTGGCGCGGATGGCAGGGGGGCTCTCTTTCGTCTTGAGCTGGCTGTCCACGGCTGTTTTCTACCCTGCTGGTTGAACTCTTATGATCTCCCAACCAAGGGTTCGGACCGGAGTCAAGACCAGCTTCAGCATAATGCCGTCCTTGCATGACGATCATGCCCGCGTCTCCTTGATCCACGCTCCAACAGCGGCCGTCAGCATCACCGCCACCGGCCACCAGCGGTCGCCCGTATAGAAGCACCCCACGCCGACCAGCGCCGTGTCCACGAGGCCGTCTCGCAGCGCGCCGCCGCGCCGCATGTCGCCGTGCTCCTTCGCCGCCCAGTAGAGCGCCGCCAGCCCCAGCCGGGCCGCAGCCGCGGTCACGCCCAGCAGCCCCTGCAAGGCCGCGCCGAGCATCACGTGGCCCAGCCCGATGACGGCCCATTGGTAGCTGTCGCCGTCTGTAGGAGCGGCGACGATCGCCAGCAGCCGCCGAAGCGCGTTCACGGGGCGATGCCGTGCTTGGCGACGAGGGAGCGCCGGACGGCCAGCATGGTCGGTTCGCGTTCCGGCGCGCCGTCCGTGATGACGGACAGGACTACGCCCGATCGGCCGATGAAGCCGAAGCCAGTCGTCGCCCCATAGAGCAGGTTGATGGTGAAGTCGGTCCAAGCATTGGCGGCGCTTTCCCGCAACACGCCGTCCACCCAGTAGCTCGCCTTCCCGCCTGCCAACTCGATCTCGAACAGGTGCAGGGCGTTGCCGAGGTTGGTTGGGCTGACGAGGAACGCCTGCGCGCCCGCCCGGGACAGAAGCAGGTTGCCCTGCGTCTGGTGGATGCGGCCGAAGTTGACGGGGGACGCGCTGCCGAACAGTCGGGGGTCGGGAACAGAAGCGGGGTCGAATGCAGCGACGATGAACAGGCGCGTTCCCACCATGTCGGCGGGGTTCGCAAGTACCAGCCTGAGGTCCTGGCTGGTCACGTTCAGCAGGTTGCCCGTGCGCGTGATCCCTGTCGCACTGGCCGTCGCGTTGAACAGCGGCCCTGCGCCGCCGCGGTTAGCGATGCTCGTGACGTTGCCGTTGCCGTCAAGCACCGCATCTTCGGGGTCATGGTGCAGCGGGATCTGCTCCATGCCCGTGCCGTACCGCGAGGTGATCGGATCGGCGTTCGCGCTGGCCGGGCGCAGATGCGTCAGGCCAAGGCCGAACCCGAACTGCATCACACCCACCCGGTCAGGCCGGTCGCCGTCGTCCCGGTCGCCCGGATCCGGCGGGCAAGAAGCGGATATGTCCCCGGCGGCAGGGCAGCCGTCGTCTGCACCGCGTTGTTTTCGGACGAGACCCACGACAACGTGCCACCCGCGTTCAGCGTGATCGCACGGATGTCGGTCGCCAGATCGGCGCCATCGGCAGGCGTGATCGGAAACGATCCCATCGCCGGGCCGAGCGCGGACTTGCCGTAGGTGTGAAGGGGATTCAGCGCCATCGTAGGGCCTCCTGGTTGATGCTTGTGGGTGCTTTCGGGCGCGTTACGCGAGGGTCGTCCTCATCTCCGACCAGTCCGTCCCGGCCACGTGTCCATTGCCGGTCGTCAGGCGCAGCCAGCCGGTCACGGCATAGCCCGACCGGATGACCGGAACCGGCGCCATCACCGTTTGGCCCGCGAGATAGTGGCCGGACGCGGGCATGGCTGCGGCCGTGCCAGACGTGATCCCCGTGACCTTGTTGAAGTCGGGGCTCGTCTTATCGGTGTTCACCCGCACATAGATGACCGGGACGTTGCCGGGCACCACGCGGACGCCACCGTTTGCCGCGTTGTCGCCGATCCCTGCAAAACTGCCGTGCAGGGTGACGGCGGCGGGCGTATGGGAAACGCCCCCACTGACGACCCGCGCGATCGACGACAGGTTCTTGTAGGAGCCGCCGTCCAGGATGACCTGGGCGCCGTTGTCGACCCGGTAGGCCACCTTGTCGGTCGCCGAACCCCAGCGGCCGTTGGGCCCGCGGGCGGGGTGGAGATGGAAGGGATCGCCGTCGATGTCGTTGTTGCGGAAGGTCACGACGCCTTGTCCGCGCACATCGAACGCCCGGTCGCCCCGGACGTGCATGGCACGATTGCTCTCGTAGGTCAGGCCGTCCCAGTCCGTGACCGCCCCCTCCATGAAGCCCCAGACCTCGAACGGAGTCGTCGCGCCGTAGCTCAAGTTCCCGGACACCCGGACGCTTCGCATGGTCCCCCGCACCGCGATGTGCGTGCCGTAGAAATCCTCCTCCAGCACGTCTCCGGTGTAGGGGCCGACGTTCTGCACATAGCGTGGGCCGTAGCCGTAGTCGGTGTAGTTGGCGGTCGGTTCGAGCGTCCTCATGCAGATATTGTTGGCGATGACGATGTTCAGGTTGCCGACCAAGTTGCCTTCCTTGTGGAAGTAGGGGGCGGGCGCGTTGACGCCGGTTCCGTTGCTGTTCCAGACGTAGCTGCCATCTGGCAGAGAGCCCATCTTTCCCAGAGTGAGCCCGCCGCTGTAGGTGGGATCGGAGCTGTCACCTACGGCGATATAAGCGCACTCGTTACCCGCGCCGCCAAACCGGATGCGCCTGAACACGTCGGTCACGATGTTGTCGGTGATGACGTAGTTGATGCGCGGGATTCTTCCCCGGTTGTCGCCCCAGGATGCCGATCGCAGGATTTCGATGCCGCGGATGTGCGGCCTTCGGACGATGTTGTGGGATACGATCAGGCTGTCGTAGCCGGTGCCGTAAATGCCTTGGCTGTCCTCGATCACGTTTCCGGTGATGATGGCTTGGCTGGGCAGAACATTGTCCGCCGTTCGGGAAAAGACGATGGAGTCGTCTCCGATCTGACGGAAATAGTTGTTCGTAACCTTGAGACGAGAGGCATTCACGAGGTGGGCGCCGTCGCGTTGAGAACGATCAAAGTAACATTCAGTCACAGTGACGTCCTGCACGCCTGAGAGAACGAGGCACATCTGGCAGATGTTGCTGAACCTGACGCGCTCCACCATGACCTTTCGGTTGCCGACACCGAATGCAGCCGCGTGCGAACTGTCGCCCCAGAACCCGTTGGCACCCCAATCCGACACGATCCCGAAGTCGGCTAGGCGCAGGCAATCCAGCGATGAACCGACCTGCTGTGAAAACATCGGTTTCGGGGTCCCGGCGGCGATGGCGGAATCCGCGTAATACAGCGTCGAGACGAACATGCCCTCGCCGACGATCTCCAGTGTCCCGTTGCTGGCGATCGGAACAGCGATGGTCGTGCCAGGTGGCTTTTCCACATAGAACGACCCCGCGTTGATCCGCGCCTTTGTTGCGCCATTCGCGCCCGCCCACGCCAGCATCGCCGTCAGCAGGGCACGGCAGTCCGTGCCGGTAAACCTGATCCCGTCCGCGTTCATAGTGACGCCAGAAACCGCGCCCCAGTGGCGCAGCGACGGAATACCCTCAGGAACCCAACGCACGTTCCCTTGCGTGGTCAGCGGTACGTTCGCGGTACTCGCCCCGGACGAAAGCCGCTTATACTGCAGCAATTCGCCGTCATGGAACACGGAAATGCGACCAGCTGGAGCCGGGATACGCGCCGCTGCCGCCGCATCTCGTGAGACAAAAGCAACGCTTTCCGCAGACGCTTTCCCCAGCGACAATTCCAGCGTTGCTTCCTCGATCAAGATCGAGCCAATGCGGATCTGCGCCGCCCCAGAGGCGCCATATCGAACTCCGAAGCGCGCATAGGGAACCCCCGCCAATCCCGCAGCGGTATAATCTGCACCGAAATCGGCCGTAGGGGCGAATGTCGCGCTCAGCGTCACTTCGTTGCCGTCCGCTGCAACGCTCTGATCCGCCCCACCGTAGTAGGTCGAATTGGCCATGTTCCCGCTCAGACCGATAGCGACCAGGCTCAGAGGAACATTTGGGAGAGGACCGGAGATTACACGGAGCTTGGCGGTTACGCGGTACGCCGCGCGGCCCCACGGCGACACGCCGCGTGTCAGAACGTTGTTGCCCACCGCCGTCGGACGCCAATCAGCAGAGGTTCCGAAAACCGGGTCGTCCGTAACTTGCGTCAAGCCAGCCAGCGACACTGTTCCCGTAGGCAAGCCGGTTCGCGTGGTCGTCCAGTTGCGCAGACCCGAGTGGAAGGACCACGGCTGGCGAGCCGCTGTATTGGCGAAATCGGCAGAGGCGGACTCCGCGCCAGCCCGTGCAGTCTCGGCCCCGGTGCGCGAGGTGGACGCATCTCCCGCCGCGGTTTGTGCCGCTGTCACGCGAGTGTCGAGTTGCGCCTGCACTGCCGCGACCGCGCCACTGGCAGCCGGACCAGCCGCCGCCTGAGCTGCCTGAGCTGCTGCGGCATCGATACGAGGTTGCGCCTCGGCGATTGCCGCCGCGGCCGCGGCCGGGGCCGTTTGCTCCGCGGCAGTGGCAGCCGCCTGCCCTGCCGCGTTGGTGATCGTGGTTTCGATGCGCGGCATCGCCTCGGCCACGGCGTCGGACGCAGCCGTGCGCGCGATCTCCTGGGCCTGGTCGCGCAGCTCGCGCACCTGGTCCAGGGTCGAACGGCCGACCGGACGCTCCTGGCGGGCAAAGACAAGCTCGATCGGCATCAGCAGCGCTCCACGGTATTGAGGACGAATTCGCCCGCGTTCTCCTGCGTGCCGTCAGACCACGTGACCTCGACGGTGGCGCGGCGGGCGCGGGGCGGCAGGTCCAGCGCATTCACGTCGAACAGCACCGCCCCCAGCAGGACGTCGGGAACGGTGCCAAAAACTGTCAGGCAGGCGGCGGCGGTGTTGACGTGCAGCGCCACGGTGCAGCCCGACAGGTCATAGGGCGTGCCATCCTCCTGCAGCAGGTTGACGACGATCGGCCGCGTGTCGCCGCGGGTGTGGGTCTCGGTGGCCATGCCGGGCTCCGTCAGGGAATGTCGATCAGGAAGCTGGACAGCGGCAGGCCCGGCACGCGGTGATACAGGTCCCGATCGTCGTCGGTGATGACCTGCCCCTGCCGCGCGTGCTGGGCCCAGCCCCACGGCCCGCCGACCTTCATGCCCCGCACGCTGCGCGGCGCGAACAAGGCCAGCTGTCCGTTGCTCTGGAACTCGCCGTAGGCCATCGGCACCATCGCACCGTCGTCGCCCTCGATCACGTAGATGCCGTAGGGTGCGGGGCCCGCCGCAAGCGGCGTACGGGGCACGAAGCTCGCGGACATGCCCGAGAATGACAGAATCAGCGTCCGGCCGTTGTTCTGGGTGCCCGCCGCGATGACCTTGGGCCCGGTCCGATTGGCCTGCCCGTGTGCGATGTTCGCCCAGGACCGCGCAAGCCGCGCGCCAAGGATCGCGTAGGCGGTGTCGTAGTAGTGCAGGTTGTTGTGCAGCCGCGGCATGTCATACAGCTCGGCCCCGAGCGTCGCGTAGCTGACCGACGCGATCGCCGCGAGGTATGCGTTCCGCACGCGCGATGCGCCGAGGTCGACCAGCCGCTGCTCGAACCCGCCGATCATGCCGACGAGGAACTTCATGTTCGGATATGTCGCGCGGATATGGCCCCATACCCGCACAATCGTGTCGCGCAGCTGCGCCACCGTCAGGCGATCGAGGTACATGGCACCCACGTCGGATTCGCCCTGCACCCAGAAGCACCACTCGGGCGCCGGCGCGCCGTCGGACACGGCCGCCGCCACCGCGTTCATGTAGGTCGTCAGCGCCGGGCCCGGCGTGTTGTTGGCCGCGTTCCACCAGTAGCTGGTCTGCCCGGCGTCGACGGACCGGCTGTCGATCGCGGTGCCGCCGGTGGCGCCCTGCACGGACCGCACCGACCTGTTCAGCGGCGTGGCGATCCAGTTCCGCAGCGCCCACGTGAAGCCGCCGAGGCCGCCGTACATGTGGGCCTGCTGGGCGTTGGACTGCCCACCCCAGACGATCGTCATGTCATGCGTGGCCCGGCCGGTCGAATAGGCAGGGGCAGGCCCGGCGACGGTGCTGATGACGGTGGCGCCTGCCAGCTTCATCACCCGCACGACGCTCACGCCCGCGGCGGTCGCGACGTTGCCCGACGTGCCGACGTAGTTCTCGCGGGCCACGACCTTGTCGCCTGACCGCAGGGACAGCAGCACCTCCGTTCCGGGGATCATCTCTGCGCAGTCCAGCGTTCCGGCCGCGCCCGTCATCTGGATGGTGCACTGGTCGAACACCGGCTGCACCTGGCAGGGCGTCGGGCCCGATACGATGAGCGGCTGGCGCGACCCGTAGATGCTGCGGATCGGCAGCGGGTCGACATGGGCCGGAATGGCCGCGTCGGTGACCGGGAAGCTGCTCGCGAGAAGCCTGGACTCGCGCACGTCACGCGACACGACCTGCGCAACGCCCTCGCCGTAGCGCAGCAGATAGGACGTCCCGCGGCGCAGCGGCGCCGCCAGCCCGCGCCCGTCGGCATCGACGATGGTGGCCGTCCGCACCAGCCCCTGCTGGTCGGTCAGCGACAGCGCAGGCGCGGGCACGGTGCTGTCCGCGTTCGGCGTGAAGAAGAAGGTCTGCCCGATCACCGGAACCTGCTGCAGCCCGGTCAGCGTGTAGCTGCTGCCGTTGCCCGTCGGCTCGGCGCCGTAGGTCAGCACCCCCTGGTAGTTCGGGTTGCCGGCGGACGGCGGGGTCAGGTCGTTCAGAAGGTCCCGAAGATCCTTCTTGGTGGGGTTGTGCACCCCGCTCGTCGGATCGCCCATGGGCAACGGGTTGGCGGCGTTGAACACCGTGAAGTCACGCAGCACCTCATTCGGGGCTTTTGCCATGGCAGTTCCTCGATATGGAAAAGCCCGCGCAAGGCGGGCGATCGTTCAGGTGTTCGGGCGGCAGATCAGCTCGCGATCTGGACAGGCCCGGCCGGCGGCGAGGCGACCGACGATCCGTTCAGCGCGACGACCCAGTAGAACCAGGTCGTTCCCGCCGGCTGGCTGCCGCGGAACGTCGACATCAGCCCCGGCGTGCCGGAAACGTCCAGCACGTGCGACGCGCCCGTGAAGCTGTTGGCCTGGCTGCGGAACACCCGTGCCTTCCAGAAGTTCTCGGGCGGGTTGCGCCAGGTCATCTCGACGCCGCCGGTGCCCACCCGCGCGAACTCGGACGGCGACGCCGGAACGTTCGGGTTCGCCACGATCGTCACAGCCCCCGCGCGTTGCCACGCAGCCTGGCCGCGCCAGCGGTAGCGCACCGTGTAGACCTGCTCATTCTGAAGAATCCCCGTCTCGGCCGAAAACCTGTCGCCGCCCATCGTCGTCCACGGCAGCGCGGCGGTGACCGCCACGTCGCCCTGTGCCACCTGCGCCTCCAGCGTCAGGTCGCGCCGGGCGACGGCGTTGACCGTCAGCCGCAGCTTGCCGCCCCACGTCTCGCCACTGACCCTTACCGGCACCTGCGTCAGGCTGGCCCCCGCCGGCACGGGCCCCTGTTTCGACGACTGCGCCAGGCCGCCGGCGGGCGTCGAGACGGGACGCTCCTCGACTGCAGCATTCCACCCGTAGGGATTGGCGATCGAGGCGATGCCGATCTCGCACCAGCGGCCCGCCACGTCGAACCGGTGGCTGGTCACCTCGAACACGTCGTCCAGACCGAACTCCGGCGCCCGTACGCGGATGGTGTGGATGCCGTCGCCTTTCGGAAAGCGGGCCTTCATGCCGACAAGGTTCGTGGTCAACGTGCCGGTCATCGCGCGGCGGCGCTTGGCCCAGATGATCTTCAGCAGGCGCTGCATCTGCGAACCGCTGGGGCACATGTCGATGTCGATCTGCTCGACCCGCTCGCCCTGCTCCGCCAGCGCCGCCGCGTCGCGCAGCTCCGGCACGTCGATGGGCTGGTACTTGTGGGCCGGGCTGACGAACGATCCCTTTAGCACGTTGAAGTCGGTGAACGGGTCGAACCCGTCCTCGACGGACAGCTCCATGATGTCGTCGGCCGTGATCGTCACGTCCGGGTCCGACCAGGCCCCGCCGAGAATGCCGACCTTGCCTTCCGGCGTCTGGTAGACCTGCCCGTCGCACGTCGCCAGCATCCGCGCGGTCACGTCCTTCGGCGCGTCGTCCAGCGAATAGGTCCCGCACAGCCGGTAGCGCGTTTCGGTCCCGCCGGCGCGCAGCGGCACGCTCTGCTGGCAGCGGACCGAGAACGCCCCGAACGACGCATCGTCGATCGCCGCGGCCGGGATCCGCCAGCCGTCGGGATGCGTGAAGTAGTCGCGGATGATCAGCGCGGCGTTTTCCGTGTAGACCAGTGCGCCCGCCATGTCCCGGACCCGGCTGCCATGAACCTCCGCCTGCAGCACCGTCTGCGGGCCCTTCGGGAACACCTTGGCGAACTGCTCCTGGCCGGGATGGCTCATCACCACCAGCATCGTGGCCTGGCCCTGCAGGCGGTGGTTCGGCGTCCACAGCTCCGGGAAGGCGGCCTGCACCGACGGATAGCCGCCGCCAGCCCCCGCGCCGTCGAAGAACAGCATCCGCAGGTCCGGCGAAAACGGCGACGTGGTCACCTCGCCATTCGCGTCGACCGTGACCGGCTCGCCGTCCACGTGGAACGCGCCCAGTCCGTGCAGCTGGCCGTGGTGCAGGACGATGATCTGGTACAGCTTGCCGTCGTCGGTTTCCCAGAACGCCCGGATGCCGCCCAGCAGCACCCGGCCGTAGGCCCGAATGCGCGGGCTGTCGGTCTGGTTGATGTTGGCCTGCACCTGCTGGCGCGGCACGTTCTGACGGGCCAGCGCCTGCGATGCCAACGACCAGCCGACGGACCGCCCAGCCGCGAACAGCGCAGAGGTCAGCGCGGGCGAAAGGCCGAACACGCTGAGCGACCCGGCCCCGAGCGCGGCCGTCGCCCACATGCTGACCGCCGTGAAGATCGCCATCAGATACTCCGCACCCACGCCTGCTCGGCGCGTCGATAACCCAGCCGGGCGAGGTCCGGGCCATCCACCCCGGTCGAAAGCGTGACGAACGCGGCGCCCTTCTCGCGCGCCCAGGCCTCGTAGGCGCGCAGCAGCCGTAGGCCGGACCCGTCGGCGGCCCACCAGCCGTGCTCCACCGCCATCGGCACGGGGCTGATGACGCTGCGCTGGATCGAGGCGGCGAGGAAACCGCCTGCGGATACCCACACCGCCCCGTCCGGGCTGGCGATCAGCGATGCCAGCGTCCGCGCGGTCCACGCCCGATCGACCGGCACCGGTCCACCGACCGCGTCGCGCAGCGCCTCGACCATGCCGACGATGGACAGGATGTCCGCCGCCGTCGCCGATCTCAGACCCATCGGGTCTCGTAGTTCGTGTAGAGCGGCAGGCGTTCCAGTCCCAGGTCGCCCGGAAACCGCGCCTTCTGGTCCGCATCGGTCCATCGTCCGCGGGGCGGCGCATTGCGGCGGAAGAACAGCCCCTCCGCCTCCAGCGTCAGGGTGCGCTCGCTCGGGCCGCTGATCTTGTACGGCATGCGCTGCATCGTGCCCGAGAACATGACGAAGGGTGACCCCAGCGGCTGCCCGCGCAGGATCTCCCCGCCGCCCGCCGTGAAACCGGCTGTCGCCTCCATCGCGAACAGTTGCGCCGAAACCGTCACCGTCCGATCCCGCACCCGCGACTTGGCGTTCAGCGCCAGCGCCAGCAGTTCCGGCGTGCAGGCCAGCGTGAAGGTCATGGGCTTCGCCGACAGGTCATAGGCGGTGTCGATCCGCGACAGGCCGATCAGGTCGCCCAGGCCCTGCCAGCGGAAGCCGCCGGCGTCGAGGTCACCGAACCCCGTCCACCAGCGTTTCGCGCCATCACGGAAATCCATGAACACGAGCGCGGCCTGGCCGACGCGCCCCGTCCGCAGCGCCTCGTCCGGGATCGCCAGCAGGTCCTCGCGGGCGCCCATCAGACCGCCTCGACGAAGCGGCAGGTGACCCGGCCCACACCCTCCGGCGTGTACTCCATGTCACCCGCAGGCTCGGCCAGCCGCATCAGGCAGACCGGACGATCGAGGATCAGGGCGGCCGCGGTGAACGCCTGCCGCAGCGGCGGCTGGATCATCAGGTTGGACGTTCCGCCAGCATCCTGCCAGTGTTGCTGAACCCGGTGAAGCCGCTCGCCCAGGCTGAAGTACTGGCCCGGGCGGATGCCGGTCGAATTGACGGCGCTGACCCTTATCGTCGTCGCCCGCAGCGGGGCCGGCGCGGCCAGTTGCATCAGCCCGACAGGTCCGGTCTCGAACCCGAAATGCTCCCACGCCTGCGCGTCCGCGAACCCGGCCATACGGTCCCAGGGCGCCTCCCGGCCGCGGTTGTCGCGTGGCCGGTACCGCGACCAGATCGGCACCAGCGTCGTGCCCGCGCCGCCCTCCATCTGTGCGATGAATGCCTGCCACGCCAGTTCCTGCTCCTCGCCATGAATGACGAAGCTGCCGGTGACCTCCCATCGCGCCCCCAAGCCACGGACGATCGTCTCGACCCCGCTGATGGACAGCTGCGGCGCCTGCACCTCGCCGACCATGCGCGGCTGCGCCGATGTCCAGCGCGCAGTGTAGGGCCACGTGGCACGCATCAGCCGTTCCTCTTGTCGTGATCGGCGACCCAGCCCGGCGCCTGGGATTTTGCCTGCGCCAGGATCCTTTCGCCGGCAGCCCGCATCTTCGCGTCCAGACCGTCGTCCCCGGTGGTGCCGCGCAGATCGATCGTCATGTTCATGGCCGCCGGCCCGCGGTCCTGACGCAGCAGGCGGCTGGTCTCGGTCGAATTGTAGACACGCGACCCGCCGGGCATGCTCACCAGCTCGCGCCCCCGCTCGCCCACGAAGGCTAACCCGCCCGAAAAGCTGCGGACCCCGTTGGCGAACCCGGGGATGCCTGCCAGCGCGGCAGAAAGGGGATCTGCCCCGTTCCCGAACAGCGCCCCCCAGATGCCGTCGAACAGGCTGTTCGTGGCCTTGTCGGCAAGGCTGTCCACCAGACCGGCAATTGCCGACTTCATCGTCTCGGCACCCTTGGCCACGGACTTCACGGCCGCCGTGAACTCGCTTCCGAACCCCTGCACGCCGCCGGTCATCTCGTCGATCCACGACGGCATCCGCCATGCGCCGTCGACCGCGGCCGCTATCCCGGACGCCGACGCCTGCACCTGCGGGGAAGCGGCATCGATCCCGCGCACGAGCCCCTCGCCGATGTTCTGGCCGTAGCCCTCGAACACCCGTGACGGCGAATGGATCTCCAGCGCCTCGCGGAAAGGAACGGACACCTGGCTCGCAAGCGCCCGGGCCCGCTCGGCCAGCGCGCCGCGCTTCGCATCCATGCCCGCGACCGCGCCCTCCACGATCGCCGCGCCGATGGCCGTCCCATGGGCTCGTGCGGTTTCGGCAATGGCGCCCATCTCGTCGACCATCGCCCGCAGCTGCTCGGGAATGACGGTGCGGCCCTCGCCGGCCTTGGCGATCATCTCGTCGATCGCGGCGATGAACGGACCTGTCACGCCGCTCATGTCGGTGCCGATGATCAGCTTCAGGTCTTCCCAGTTGGTCTTGAGATCGGCGATCGCGCTGTTGCCGCGTTCGATCGCCTCCGGGTCGATCGTCGCCGCATCGGCCAGCGCCTGCGACGCCGCGGCAGCCTCTTCGTAGGACGTCGCCGTCTGCTCAGCGACCGCCGCCGCCTCGCCTGTGGCAGCCGCCAGGAACTCGTCCTGGGCCTTTATCTCGGCCAGCTTGGTGATGATCGCGTCGAGATTGTTCAGGTAGGCGCGTTCCTCCTCGGACCGCCCGCCACTGGCATCCGCGATCTGGGCGTATGCCTCGCGAAGCCGGATCGCCGCATCGATCTGTGCGCTGAGGTCGGGCGCCTGGCGCAGCTCCATCATGGCGGACCGCAAGGCCGCACCCAGCTTCGCCGCCTCGTCCGTGGTCGCGCGCAAGGGGCTGACCAGCCCGAACTCCGATGCGAACATCCGCGGCTGAAGACCGGCCATCACGTCGGCGTTCTCGTCGAGCAGAGCGGTGGCCTCGGTCAGGCCCGCCCTGATCTCGTCGACCATTCCGATCCGCGCATTGGCCGCGGCCGACCGCAGGATCGGACCCATCCGATCGGCCATCGATCCGAAGCGCTTCTCGAGGTCGCCCATCGGCGACAGGGCGTCCTGGACCTTCGACTTGTAGATGTCGAAGGCACCCGACAGCTCCTTCACCGCGTCGGACAGCCTCTTCGCGCCGTCCGCGCCGGTGAACAGCTTCAGGACGAACGGGGCCAGCAAGCCCCCGGCGACCCCTAGGGCGACACCCATCGGACCCAACGCCCCCGAGACTGCCCCGATGATGTCGGGCAGCTGCGTTCCAACCGCCCTGACCCAGGCATCGATCCCGCCGCCGGACGCTTGCGCCTGTTCGCCGATCTGGCGGAACTGCCAGCCGAGGTTCTGCAGCGTGTTCTTCTCGATCAGGGGACCGGCGTTGCGCTGAAGCGCCCCCAGCCCCTCGCCGGCCTTGCCCACTGCCTTGCCGGCTTCGTCGGCCGGAACCTTCAGCCCGTCGAGCTGGCGCTTCGCCGCATTCAGGCCGGCGCTGAAGTCCGCGCCCTCGAGGTTCAGCCCGACATACAGGTCACCGACCACGCTACCGGCCATGCCGCGCCCTCCATTCGTCCATCGTCATGGCGGGCAGCCCGGATCGCAGCGACGCCAGCCGATGCCGCACGTCTATGTCGCCGCCGGACGCGCGCCTGTCCCTGAGCAACCGCGCCAGCCGCGGCAGCCTGGCCGACCTGAACAGCATCGCCGTCAACCAGGCCCCGGTCACCATCCGCCGGGATTCGCTGTCCTCGCGTTCGGCCCGGCCCTGCATGTGCAGCAGGTACAGGCGTGGCGTCAGCGCCCAGAACGCCTCGGGGTCGAACCCTGCAGCGGCGTAGTCGGACAGCATCTGCGCAATATCTACGGCCGCGCGGTGGCGGCCGTCGCTTTTTTTTCGGCGTCGTCCCCCGACGGCGGCGCCGACGCGGACAGGGCCGAAAGGATGGCGGCCCGCGCGCCGGCCCCATCCTCGTGCAGCAGGTCGCCGGCCCCCTCGATCGTGACGCCGGAATGATGGCGCCGCAGGCTCGCCCACAGGATTGCACGGATGTCGCGCATGAATGCCTGCGGGGCGGCCATGCGCCCCAGCACGCCGGCCGCAGGCTCGCCCAGCTCGGCCTCCAGTTCGCACATGGCGTTCATGTCCATGCGCAGGACAAACTGCTGGCCCGCGATCACGGCGCCCACGTCACCCTTCATCGCGTTGGCCATCAGGGGGTCACCACGCCGGACAGGCGGAACGTGGCCTCGGCCGTCATCTTGTCCTGGACCGGTGCGCTCCGCGAATAGCCCGACAGGTAGCCGCTGTAGGTCTCGGGATCAGCCTCGGGCAGCGTCACCTCCACCAGCACCTGTTCGCCGCTGTCACGGATCGACTGCAGCAGCAGGTCGGTTGCCGATCCCGGGACAAGGTTCATCGGCACCGTCATCTCGCCGCTGTCGATCAGGCCGGAAATGTACTGCCGGCGGCGGCCCGGGCTTTCCATGTGGGTGACCTCGACCTCGTCGATCTCGTCGACCGGCAGCTCGATGTCGCCGACCAGGGCGAGCTTCGTCCACGTCGGCGTTGCGCCGCGGCCGACCCGGACGGTCGTCCCGTAGCCAAGCACTCCTGCTGCTTCAGGCATTGTCGTTCCTCCAGTTGATCATGAAGTCCAGTGAGACCCGTGGCAGCAGGTCGGGGTCGGCATCCGCCAGCCCGTCCCGCGTCCCCAGATGGAATATGCCCGCGAACCCTCCCCCGCGGTGCCCGTCCAGATGCCCGGTCAGGGCGTCGGCGATCGCGACGGCGTCGGCGTACCGATCGGCATAGCAGTCCGCCTGCACCCGGCCCTGGAACAGCCCGTCGGGGCCGTCCTGCGTGTGCCCGTCCGATCCGCTGATCGTCTGCAGCACCACGAACGACCCCGCGCTGGCCTGCGGATGTTCCATCCAGTCCACGCCGCCGGGGGCAAGCTGTCCGACGCCTTCGCGCACCAGCGCGCGCAGCGCGACCCGCAACGCCCCGCTCAACCGCGTGCCGCCCGCTTGGCCGCCCGCGCCAGGACGCGGTCGATCTCGGCCCGAAGTTCGGTGGCGATCCTGCCGATCATCACGCCGCGATGCTGGTCCCACGCGGGCCTCATGTAGGGGTCGGCCGGCATCACGCCGGACGACTTCCCGGTCTTCCTGCTGCGGCGCAGGCCCGTGCCGAACTCGACCCACCTGGCGTGCCGGACGCCGGCGGCAGGCCCGATGAACACCGCCGCGCTGAACTGTCCGGCATTGGCCTGGTTCGCCGCGCGCTGCGCCGCCGCAGCCTCGTCCCTCGATCCGCCGGCCTGCATGGTCCGGGCATAGGCCGCGCGGCCCGCGCCGCCGCTGCTCACCGTCGTCGAGATGACGATGGACCGGTCGAGCTCGCCCGAATGAACGGGCGTCATCGACCGGATCGTGTCCGCCAGGGGCTTCGCGGCGTTCCGCAGCGTCCTTTCCAGCGCCCCGCGCTGCACCGCCATGCTCATGTGGCCGAGCCGGTCCTTCAGTTCAGCCATTCCCCTGATGGAGACGCTGCCCTTGACGGCGGTCATGCTGCCGCCTGCGCGCTGATCTCGAGGAACGACCGCCGGGACCCGGTTTCCTTCAACCCGATGATCTCGTAGGTGCGGCCGTCGCAGACGAGCCGGTCCGTCGGCCGGATGCCGGCGGTGAAGCTCGACCACCGGACCGTGAACCGCGTCAGGACGGCGGCGCGCATCGAACCCGCCGCGAAGCGCTCGGCGTCCGACATGTCCCGGCGGGCAGCCCACACCGGCGACCCGTGGGGGCTATGCGGACCCAGCGTCTGCTGGTATCCGTCGTCCACGACCTCCGCCCGCAGGAACTGAACCCGGCGGTCAAGCTTGCCAGCATCCATGAAGGACACCCCCTGTGAGATTGGTTCTTGCCGCGGCCTGCCTCTTCGCCGGTCCAGCCCTCGCCCTTGACTGCCCGAGCGTCACCGACGACGGCGAACGCCTCGCCTGCTGGGACGCGGCAGCGGGGGAAGGCTGCGCCGTCACCGACTGGACCGCGGCGGAATCGTCGATCGGGGCGGTCAAGCTGTCGGGCGCGGCCAGCTGCAAGGCAGGCTTGGTGACCATCCGCCTCTATGACGGCGACCGCTTCGTGGGCGCAGGTCAGGCCGTGATCGAGGGGTTCGCGTTCCAAGCCTATATTGATGGCCAGGCAGCCGACCCCCGACCTCTGTTCAGCATATCCGAATAGGCTTCGGTCGTCCGTCCGTCACAGCCGCCGCACGCGGAACGGAAACACCAGGTCGTCGAACCCGTCGGGGATCGCGCCCACGGCCCGGTCGTCGTACCAGCGCGCCACCAGCAGCAGGATCGCCTGTTTCAGCGCGTGAGGCACCGCCTGCGCGGGTCCGAACCCGGCCGTGAACGTGACCGACGCCGGCCGCCCCCAGCCGCCCAGTGGGACGATCGCGGGATGCGCCAGGCTTTCGTGCCAGCGCCAGGCGAGGTCGCCCGCAAGCAGGTCGGTGTGGACGACCGCAGTGACGGTGCAATCCGGGAATGGCAGCTGCAGCCGCTCGCCGACGGCCGTCACGTCGGCGCGCCAGGTCTGCGTCACGAGGCAGCGCCCCAGGACGCCGTGGTAGCCGTCGAGGTGGCTCACCGCGGCGTCGAGGTAGCCTTGGATCAGAAGGTCATCCTCGTCGCTGTCCACGCGGCACTGGACCTTGGCCTGGGCCAGGGTGACCGGCAGCTCGCGCGGGGGCGCGACGAGGACCAACCTCATGGCGGATCACCGATCCGAGGTCTTGCCGGCGGCCGGGACGTCCGCCGCCGCCGCGCGGTCGCCGTAGACCGACATGTCGATCCCCTCCCCCGCGAAGTCGGGATCGACCGGGTTCGACTTCTTGGCGTCGTTCAGGTCGATCGCGTTCTGCAGCGCGGTCGTGCCCGCGCGCGGATTGGCGTCGATCGCCTCGTGCGCCAGGTTGACGCTCCCGGTGATCGCGGGCTCGACGATCGCGCCCGACGGGTCCTCGAAGGTCGTGGCCGGCGCGGGATCGACGATCGCGCCGGGCGCGTCCGCAGCCTTCTGCGCGGGCGTCCTCGCCGCGGTTTCGGCGGTCACCCGGGGCGCGGCCTCGTGCGGCGCGGCGGTCTTGACCGAAGGCTCGGTCGTGGTGTTCTTCGCAGCCATGTCGGCCTCCTTGAAACCAGGGTGGACCGGGGGCGACGCCGCCCCCGGCGCGGCCGGGACGAGCCCGGCAGGCCGAACCGCGATCAGGCGGCGGCCATCCGCAGGACGCGGAGCGCGTTTGGGTCGATGACGCCGCCGCCGACCCGCTTGGTGGTGTAGAAGTGCACGAACGGCTTGTTCGTGTAGGCGTCGCGCAGCACCCGGATGCCGAAGCGGTCGACGATCAGGTAGCCGCGCTTGAAGTCGCCGAATGCCACCGGATAGGCGTTCACCGCGGGGTTCGGCATCGCTGCCATCTCCGTGACCGGATAGCCCAGCAGCTGCGACGGCTCGCCCGCCTGCACCGACGGCTGCCACAGGTAGGCGCCGGTGGTGTCCTTCAGCTTCCGCGCGGCGGCCAGCACGTTGCGGTTCATGACGAACCGCGCGTTCTGCGACATCGACTGAGGCAGCGCGTAGATCAGGTCCAGCATGTTGTCGGCGGTGATGGCGGTGGCCGAACCCGCCACCGTAGTCGGGATCGCGCCGGCCGGGTGGACGTTCGCCGCGCTGCCGCCGGTGGCGTAGGTCAGGAAGCCGCGGGGCTTGTTGACGCCGTCGCCGGCCACGAAGGCGATGCCCTCCTGCCGCGCGAACTCCGTCTCGACCTCGTTGGCGATCCACTCTTCCAGGTCGACCTGCGCGTCGTCCAGCAGCTGCTGGCTCGCGGCCGGGTTCGCGTAGAGCTCGCCCGTGATGAAGTCCAGCGGCGCCAGCGTGCCGGTCGAGGTCATCGGGCGCGCCGCCGTCTCGCCGACCCAGCCCGAGCCGAAGCCGCCCAGGTTGTACAGCTTGCGGAAGCCGCTGCCCGAGATCTCCTGCACGCCCGCGATCTGGCGCATGGGCGACACTTCCACCAGCTTGTTGGTGATCGTGCGGTCCCATTCGACCGGCGCGAGGAACCCGCCCTCGGCGTCGGTGCCCTTGGTCAGCGCGGCCGACACGGTCTCGCGCTTGAACCACGCCTTGAACGCCGTGCTGTACTCGGCGTCTACCGGGCCCTCGCTGCCGCCGCCGCCGACCTTCAGCGCGGTGATCTGGGCGGCCTGGTCGTCGACCACCTTATGCAGCGCGTCGACCGCGGCGTTGATCTTGTCGACCTCGGCCGTCTTGACGACGTCCTCCTGCCCCTTCTTCAGGGCCTTCACCTCGTCGGCGTGCGAGGACTTGAACGCCTCCCACGCCTGGTTCAGGGCGGCCACCGCCGCCTTCGGGTCGCTTGCGTCGGCGCGCACGTCGAGGATCCCACGCGTCAGCGCGGGGCGTTGATGCATGCTCATGGTGTGTCCTTTACCGCTTGAGCGTTTCCGTGAGGGACCGCAGCTCGGCGGTCCAGTCGTCAGCGCGCGGCGTGACGTGGGCGGCAGCGCCGGGCGTGCCCCCCGTGACCTCGGCCAGAAGCGCGCGGCGTTCCGACCGGGATACATTCTGCTTGGCCAGCAGCGTGTCGAGCCGGCGCAGCGCCGACTTCGTCCCGCCCTCCTGCCCGACCGCGTGGATGTCGGCGGCGAGGTAGCCGTCGGCGAGACCCGCCTCGACCGCGTCCTCGCCGTTGAACCAGGTCTCGTTGTCCATCCAGCCCGCCGCGACGCCGCGCTCGGTCCCGGCCTTGTCGGCATAGACCGCCGCCATCGCGTCGTCGAAGGGCTCCATCGTCTCGGCCGCGTCGGCCAGGTCGTGGCGGTTGCCCACCGCGACCACCCAGGCGTTGTGCACCATCAGGAACCCGGCCCGGCCGATCAGCACCTGGTCGCCCGCCATCGCGATCACCGAGGCGGCGGACGCCGCGAGCCCGAGGATCCGCACCGTGATCTTTCGGCTGTCCTGCCGCAGCAGGTTGTAGATCGCGACGCCCTCGAAGAAGTCGCCGCCCGGGCTGTTGATGTCGACGATCACCTCGTCGGCCTTGATCGACCGCAGCGCGGCCGCGATCCGCTTGGCGGTGACCCCGTCGCCGTACCAGTCCTCGCCGATCTGGTCGAGGATCGTGATGACGTTCGCCGCGTCGCCGCCCTCGGCGCGCAGCTCCGGCTTCCACTCGCGCAGCAGCGCGGGATCGGGCTCGTAGGCCTGCACCTTCGGCGGGCGCGACAGCTTCAGTTCAGGCGTTGCGCGCAGCGTCATCCTGCTCTCCTGTTTCCGTGGCGCCGGCCGCCAGCGGCAGGTCGTCGCGCTCGCCCAGTTCCATCAGCCCCCGCACCTCGTCCTGGTGCATCCACGGGTGGTGACCACCCGAGCCGAGCGCCCGGGCGTAGAACTCGGCCTGGTCCTTCATGGACCCGCGCAGCAGCGCGCCCGCGTTGAACCGGGCGTAGTACCTCTCCTGCTCGGCCGTCGTCAGCAGGTCGCGCGCGATCGCCTGTTCCCAGGCCGTGAACCACGGGTTGAGCCCGTAGCGCACGAACAACTGGCCCAGCACGTCGATCCCCGTGCCCCAGCTCGTATCGTCGACCATCAGAAGCGGCCGGGGCACACCGAAGATGCGGGCGATCTCCTCGATCTGCATGCGCCGCTGCTCGACATGCTGGCTGTTCTGGGCGGTGGCGGTGAAGGGCTTGGCCTCCATCCCCTCTTCCGTGATCATCCAGCTGCCGGCCGCGTCCGCGCCCTCGTGCTCCTGCATGCTGGCACGAAGCCGGTCATAGGCCTCCGCCGACAGCTTCTTGTTGGCCGGCATCGACAGCGCGCCGCCGGTCAGCATCCCCTTCTCGAACAGCCGCGCCGCCGCCCTCTCCGCCTGCAGCGCAAGCCCGATCGCCTCGGCCGCCTGCCGAACCAGCGCGCGTCCGCGGATCCCGTCCAGCGAGAAGCCGCGCAGGTGAAAGACGTCGTCGGCGCCGAACACCCGCTTCGCGCCCTGCGGCGGCTGGTATTCGTACCGCATCGACCAGTCGTCGTCCTGGCGGATCGTCAGCCGCGCCGGCGTCAGCGGCGCCAACCCGATCACCTGCGGGCCGCGCTTGATCTTGATCGCGACCGCGTCGCCGTGCAGCAGCACCCATGCCTGCATCAGGCTGCGGAACTCGTAGGCCGTCTGCCAGCCGTTCGGACGCCGGTACAGCACCGGGAACAGCGGGTGGCCGGTCGCCTTCTCGCGCGCCTCGCCCTCGCGGTAGAGGTGCAGCGGCAGCATGGCGATGCTCGACGCCAGCAGCGACACGCTCCGGAACACCGCCGTGTTCCGCATCGCCGTCTCGACCGTCACCGTCGCCCCGCTGGCGGTCGACGCCGCGCCGCGCAGGAACGGCAGAAGGTACGGATCGTCGAGGCCGCTGAAACCGGATCCGAACGCCTGCACGGACCCCGTGCGCCCCGCCGCTGCCGGCACCGCCGGCGCGACCGCATGCGCATGATCCGCGCCCCCGAACAGCCGTTCGGAAACGCGCCCCAGCAGGCCCATCAGACCCTCAGGATCCCGCGGGTCTCGTAGACCGACGGCCCGAACGATTCCGGGTTCATCATCATCAGCACCGCCGCGTTGAGTGTCGCCATGACGGGGTCGATCTTGGCCGAACCCGCCGCCTGTTTCGTGATCAGGTAGTTCGAGCCTCGCAGCTCCATCTTCGCGTTGCCGACGGCCCAGGCCATGATCCCCTGCCCGCCGTGGCGCATCCGCCTGTCCTTCAGCTTGCGCGGCAGCGTCAGCACCGCGCCCTGCAGCTTGTAGCCCTGCCCCACGCTGTTGAGCATGTCGGCCGGGATCCCGCGGCCCTCGATCTCGTCCAGCAGCGTGCCGACGCCGAACGCGTCCAGCCCGATCGCCGCCGCCTCGGGCAGCAGCCCGGCCCCGTGCAGGCGCTCGCAGATGTCCGCGATCTCGCGCGCGTCCTGGTCGGTATCCTCGACCAGCACCAGGTCGCCGTCGCGCATGAAGCCTTCCAGCGTCGGCGCGATCTGCTTGCGCCGCTCGAACACCTGCGGCTGCGCCCAGGCCCGCCCCCAGTGAAGCCAGTCGCGGGTCCCCCGCTCCCGGCCGATCACCGCGAGCGCCATCAGGTCGTCCAGCCCGCCCCCGTCGATGCCCACGGTGACCACCTCGCAGCGGGCGATGATGTCGTCGAGCGTCAGCGCCGGCTCTGCCGCCTCCAGCCAGTACTCCGCCGCCGGCCAGCGGTCCGCGGCCAGCGCAAGTCCCACCTCGACGTTGAAGTGCTGCGACGCCAGCAGCGCCAGCGCCTCGGCCCCGGCGTACTCGGCCTTCACCAGCTCGGCCCGCAGGTAGTCGGCGCTGACGGACCGCCCGAGGTTCGGGTTCACCATCGGCCAGGTCCGCTCGTCCTTCCAGCCGCCGTCGCGCGAAATCTCGAGCGGCAGCTCGTAGAGCACCGGCAGGACCGGCAGGGCCAGCTCGCCGTCGCGCACCGCCCGCGCCTCGGCGAGCTTCGTCTTGAACACGCCCGCGGGCGGCGTCTTCGACTGGGTCGTGATCGTCAGCAGGAAGCCCTCGGGCCGCGATGCGAGGCCGCCCGTGATCTCCGTCATGACCTCGGCCGCCCGCGACATCATCGCGAAGACGTGCAGCTCGTCGATCAGCACGTAGGCGGCCTTCGTCCCCGTCACCACGTCGGGCGCCGCGGACTTGACCAGCAGCACCGCCCTGGTGCGCCGATGGGTGATCCGCTTGAGGTGCTCCTGGATCTGGAACAGCTTCATCAGCGCCGCGTCCAGCCGGATGATCCCCGCCGCCTGGCTGAAGCTGATGTCAGCGATCTGGATCGTGGGCGCGATCAGCAGCAGTTCCGCCGCCGGCCGCTCGTTCATGATCAGGGCCGTCACCATGATCGCGGCCGCGATGGCGGACTTGCCGTTCTTCTTCGGCACCAGCAGGAAGAACTCGCGCAGCGCGCGCGTCTTCGTGTCCGGGTCGTACGAACCGAACACGACCCGCACGAAGTCGAACACCCACTCGTCGCATACCTCGCCGTAGGTCGGCGTGCCGATGATGTCCGGCACCCGCAGCCGCTTGAAGATCCGCAGCGCCTTCTCGGCGACGGCATCGTGCAGGGGCAGGTCCGGCACCATGCTCCGGCCCTCGCGGATCCGGTCCTTCCAGTCCGGCACCGCTGTCGACCAGCTGGCCGCGGAAACGGGCGCCGTCATCTCAGTTCAGCTTGCCGGGCTCGAGGTCGTTGTCCCACCACGTGCCCTGTCCTGCCGTCGCGGCGTCCCGGTCCGCCTGGTCCTTCTTGCCCGGCGCGACCTGCCTGGCCTCGACCGGCCGTGCCGATCGCCGCGCCGGCTTCGGCTTGTCGCCGAACGCCGTCTCGAGGATCGCCAGCTCGGCCTTTTCCGCCGCGGCCAGCACCGCCTTGATCGCGGTCACGTTCCCCTTCTCCGCTTCCCGGTTCAGCAGCAGCAGCGCCTTCGCCTTGCTCTCGGCAACCGCCTTGGCCCGCGCCGCGGCGAGGCTGACCCGGCCGGATTCGAAATAATGCTTGTTCAGCGTTGGGATCGAGATCCCCAGCTCGGCCGCGATCGCGCCCTTGCCCATTCCCGAGACCAGCAACTCCCTGACGCGGCTCACATTTTCCGCCGTCGCGACGTGGCCCGTCCGCCCGACCTCGCCACGGCGGTCCGGGATGGGGTCGCCCAGCAGGTCGAAAAACCGTTCGCCCAAGAAAAAATCTCCGGATGAGGGGGGCGCGGGTCTAGGCGGTGGGGTGCCCTGGACTTTTGCCCCACCCCCCTGCCCGGCGCTCGGCGGCCTGCTTGGCCCGGTCGTGGCAGGCCTTCCTCAGGCATTGCAGGTTGGACGGGTCCCAGAACAGCGCCTCGTCGCCGCGATGCGGGCGGATGTGGTCCGCGACCAGCTGCGAGCTGTCGGCTTCCATCAGCCCGCAGCCGCAGCGGCAGGTGAACCCGTCGCGCACCAGCACGTCCCAGCGGAGCCGCTGCCAGCGCGCCGTCTTGTACCACGCGCGCCAGGCTAGGACCTTGTCCCGGCGTTGATCCCGGTCCGCACCAAGCGGCGCGGCGATCCGGCGCGGCGCGGACGACGGGCGCGATCCGACCTGCGTCAACCGGCCCATCCGCACCCCCGAAACGCGAGCGCCCGGAGGAACTGGGTTCCGTCCGGGCGCACCGATAGATATTACCGATTTTCCTCTCATGGACGGACCTAAGCGGTCAAGAGGTTTTTTCGCCCCGATACCCGATCATGCGATCCAGCGCGGCGCTGAGAGCCTCCAGCAGCGCGGCGCGGGTGGGTCCCTTGCTTGCCCATCCATGCGCCTCGAGTACCTGCGACAACGACCGCTCGCCCAGGCAGACCATGTCCACCAGCACTCGATCCGGGATGGTGCGGCGATCCGCGCCGCCGCGCATTGACGGCCGGACCCGCCGCACGACCATCGCCGCGCCCGTGCCGATCCGCCGCCGCAGCGCCTCGATCTCGCGACCCTCGGCCAGGTACGCGTCCATGAAGTCGATCCCGGTCCCGCCCGACACGCCGCCATCGAGCCGCGTGCCCCGGATGCCGCCGGCATCGTGGCGCTGGACGAGGCCCTGGTAGTGCCGGCCGATCGCGATCTGGCTTGCCGTCAGCGGCGCGTCTTCGCCCCGGCGCTTTGCCCCCACCATCATCAAGTCAAAGGCATCGGTGGCGCGGATGGGGTTCCAGCCCGCGAACCCGCCATCCTTCTCGATCCACTTGTCCTGCCCGCGCTTGTCCACGCCATTGGGCAGCAGCTCCGACTGCGGCTCGACCTTGAACGGCCCGCGACCGGGCGCCGGGATGATCCGCCCGCCGCACTGGGCGGGAACCGCTGCGCCGGCGACCAGCTTGGCCGCGGATGCCACCTGAGCCATGCGCTGCCGCGCGGCTTCCGGGACCCAGTCCAGGGCAGCGTCCGACTTCAGCTTGGGCGTTGGCTTCAACATCTTGCGTTCCCTGTCCATCTTTCCACCAGTTCTTGTTCTTCGATGCTGTTCTTCAGGGAGGTCAGGGAGGATGAGTTACTGTTCAGGGAGGATGCAGGGAGGATGATTGAACGTGCCAAGTTGCTGTTAATGCTGGTGAAAACGGGTGTCAGGGAGGATAGGGAGGATAATTCCGACCTACGCATGTGAGAGACTGTCTCCCCTCGCACCCTTTCCCCTTGTCTCGCGTTCGCGTACGCGTAACCCGGATTTATCCTCCCTATCCTCCCTGAGCCTCGCAACGTCTTGATGAGGCTGGCAAATCCCCCTTCCCCGTGCTCCCTGCATCCTCCCTGCAGGGAGGTTCATCCTCCCTGATCGAAGATCCGGACGAGGGGTGCGGGGTTCATCGGTCGGCATCGGACGTCCTCCGGCCGCCGGCGAGGGGACGTCCTTGGTGGTCGCGCGGGGCGTCGCGGAAGCGCGGGCCGAAGACGTCGTTGAAGCGGATGCCGTCGTAGCGCATGACGCCGTTCGACTTGCGCTCGGTGTACTTCTGCCCGGTCGCCGGGCTGACCCAGCGCCGCATCTTGTCCTTCAGCTGCAGGCTGATGGTGCGGTCCTTCCACTGGCCCGCGCCGCGCTCGTCCATCCAGAAGTTGAAGGCCATGACCAGGTCGCGGGCGAGCTCGCCGTCGGCCGCGTCGCCGGTCACCACGCAGGCGTCGGTCAGGAAGTGCCCCAGCGGGTCGCTTTCCTCGCGATACTCGCTCGTCGCGTCCATCACGGCCGCAGGCTCGCGCAGGCCGCCGTCGAGATAGGCGACCAGACCCTGCACCATCCAGTTCAGGATACCCGACCGCTCCTCGAGCATCTTCTCGACCAGCTGCGGGTCGCGCTCTTCCTTCGGGATCTGGACGTCGAAGGGCACCAGCAGCACGCGCCGCCAGATGCCGTCGTCCTGCCCGCGGATGTCGGGCTTGTGGTTCCCGCTGATGGTCAGCTTGAACACCGGGCGGGTCTCGATGAAGTCGCTGTGGAGCGCCCGGATCAGGATCGGCTCGCCGCCGGTCAGCTCCTTGATGATGCCTTCCTGCAGCCGCTCGCCTTCCTCGGGCTCGGACGCGCGGACCATGCGCGCGCCCATCAGCGGCACGAGGTCGGGGGTGGCGTCGCCGCCGCCGCGCCGGTTGCGGCCGGTCAGGGATTCGATCTTGGCGGTGCTGGCATAGTCGCCCAGCATCCGGGCCATCGTCTCGACCAGGACCGACTTGCCGTTCGCGCCCATGCCGTGCAGGAACACGAGCTTCTGCTCGCCCGTCAGCGCCGTCATCGACAGCCCGAACCACCGCTGCAGGAACTCCCGCATCTCGAGGTCGGGCTGGACCCGGCGCAGGAACGCCTCGAACCGTGGCGCCCGCGCGTCCGGATCGTAGGCGACCGGCATCAGTTTCGTAATCAGGTCGGGTCGCGCGTGCGGTTCGACGTTGACGTAGTGCGACGGGCGCTCGCCGGGCAGCCCCATGTCGGGCGCGCGGGTGAAGCGCAGGACCCCGTTCTCGCAGGCGACCGCGAGCGGATCGGCGTCCAGCGCATCGAAGCCCACGGCCAGCCCCACCCCGCCCTCGCGCAGCGTCGCGTCGATCCGGCCGGTGTTGCCCGAGGTGCGGGCGAAGCCGCGGTGATCCTTGCGCTTGGCCGCCAGGAACTTCTCGATCCCGGCCAGCTGCCCCAGCTTGGGGCGCAGCTCGTCCATCTCGGCCCGCGCGGCGTCAGCCTCGGGCCCGTCGCCCTTGGCGCGCGTCTCGGCCGCGGAAAAGGCGTCCTGCAGCTCGCGCTTGCGGCCGAGGATCTGCATCTGCCAGTCGTCCAGCACGATGTGCGGGATCTCGCGCTCGATCAGCGAACCGAGCTTCTGCGCGAGCTTGCGGACCTCGATCTCGTCGGCGTCCTTGGACCAGCGGCGGCCGTCCCAGGTGAACCAGCCCACCCGCGGCACCCACATGGCGTCCTCGCCGAAATGGACGGCGAAGCGCTGGCCGTTGCCGAAGTCGTTCAGCGGCAGCGCGGCGCAGAGGGATGACGGGTCGACCGGGTCATCGCCCGATCCGGGGGGCGCGGGGGGCGCGCCGTCGTCGGGCGGGCCGGACCAGTCGCCGTCCGGAGGCTCGGCGCCTGGCGGCACCAGCCCGTCCGGCAGGTCCACCGCTTCTTCCTGCGCCATGATGGCGCGGACGGCGTCGATGTTGGAGTGCTCGGTCACGCGGCCACCTCGCAGGCGGCATGGCCGCCCCACTGCTCGGCACAGGCGTCCGCGACGCCCTCGAACGTGCGGGACCGGAAGCGCCATCGATCCGGCCCCGGCGGGGCGCGGTGCACGGCGGACCATGCCTTGTGATCGTCGGTGCCGGCCTTCGGTGGCGTCAGCCTGCAGGTCGGCGCCAGCGGCGGCAGCCCGCGCAGGTAGAAGCCGGTCGCCTTGAAGAAGGGCTCGCCGAACCACCACGGCTGCACGATCTGCGGTTTCGGCAGGTCAGCGGGCATCCGCTCGCGCGCGTGCCGGTGCATGACCGGGTTTTCGACGGCGACACGATCGACCGGCGCGCGCCAGCAGGCGGCGAACAGTTCGACGCCCTCGTCCAGCTCGGCCCACATTTCGGCATGAGTGCGGCCTGCGGGCGGTTCATGCAGCCATCGCACTCCGCTGTTGCAGAGCCGCGTGCATGGGGGATGAGCGACCAGCAGCAGGTCCCATCCGTCGCCCAGGTGATCGCGCACGTCGCCGCGGATGTGATGGTTGCTGCCGTCCTCGGACGGCAACAGGTCGCACGACCATGCGTCATGGCCCCGCGCGGCGAAGGCGCAATGCATCACGCCCGAGCTTTCGCAGCCGATCAGGACGCGCAGCGCGCTCATGCCTCGCCCGCCTCCCACGGCGCGCGCGCGAGCGACACCGGCCGGGCGGCGCGCTCGTTGCGATCGGTGAATCCGGCCGGTGCAGGGATGCGCGGGGCCGGGACGTGCCGCTGCGGCCGCTCGGGCGGTGCCTCGCCGCGCCGGCGGCAGCAGGGCGCGCAGCGGCAGACGCCGACGGCGTGGTTGTGCGCGCGGCACACGCCAGCGAGCGAGTCCGCGCTGATGGACCGCTCGCAGCCAGGATAGGCGCAGACCCGCTCCGCGCCGCTCACAGCGTCACTTCCTCGAACCGCTGCAGGAACATCATCCGGGCTTCGGCCGGTTCCCAGAACTCGAGCCGGACCAGCTTGGCCTGCGGGTTGTCGAAGGACGGCAGGTGATCGAGGTAGAACCGGCCCATCGCCTGGCGCTGCTCGACGCGCAGCATGTCCTGGTCGGCGACCTTCACCGACGCGGGCAGCGCCGGGTTAAGCCCGAACCGCGACAGCACCGCCGCCTCCACCCGCGCCTCGATCGCGGCATAGTCCGGCAGCAGCAGCTTCAGCGGCTTCGCCACGTCGCCGATGAACGCCTCGGCCGCGTCGTGCAGCAGGCCCGCCAACGCATCGCCGGGCGGCACGAGTCGGCTCACGTGGACGCTGTGCTCGGCGACCGAGTAGAACTCGCGGGTGTGGCCGGTGAAGCGGCAGATGTGCGACAGCGCGTGCGCGATCTCGTCGATGCCGATCACCGAGCGTTCGGGGGCGAGGAAGTCGAAATGGCGGCCGGCGGCCGTCACGATCGTCGGTAGCATCAGGTCCCTCTCAGAACGTCGTTCAGGTCGCGCCCCTCGCCCGCGTGGACGATGGCGCCCGTGAGGCCCGGCCGCAGGGCCATGGCGCGCCGCAGCCCGGCCTCGAGCTTCGCGCGGGTGAGCTTCGGATCGCTGTCGCCGTCCTGGACGAAGACCAGCTTGCGGATCTGCGCGGGCGGCACGAACGCCTCGTCGTCGGCGAGATCGGGCAGGCCAGCGTAGCGCAGCCCCTGCCCCAGCCGGCGCCGCCCGGCCATGTTGCCGAGATCGACCCCTGCCCAGAACGCGGCCGCGCCCGGCACCGCCTCGGCCACCAGCGCCGACAGCGTCGTCTCGATCCCCTCGCCCATCACCATCGTCGTGGCGCCGGCCGGGCTGCGCAGGCGGATCGCACCGCCCTTCTTCGACCCCAGCACCTTCTTCGCGGGCAGGTCGGCGTGCTCGCCCTCGGGGTCCACGATCCGCGCCTTGCCGGACGGCTGGTCGAGATCGATCCACGTCCGGTGCACCGCGCCCAGCCGGCCGGCGTCGTCCTGCACCGCCGCGATCATCGCGGGGCCGGTGTGGATCGTGCGCCAGCGCCCGGCCTCGCCCTTCACCGGCACGGTGAACGGCAGATCGGCGACGAAGCGCAGGCACTTCGGCATCGGCGCCAGCAGCGGGGCGGGGATGCCCCGGCGTGCGAGGTAGTCCTGCACCAGCGTGCCCTCGGCTGCGCCGGCCCGAGCCCACACGGTCCGCGCCTGCAAGATCGCCTGCTCGCGCGCCCGGCGCGCGGCTTCCTCGCGGCGACGCCGGTTCTCGGCCGCGCGGGCGTCGAGCGCGCGGCGCTCCTCGGGCGACAGCTCCTGCCGCGGCCCGACCAGCCATTCCAGCGCCTCGGGGAAGCTCTTGCCCAGCACCAGCTGTACCAGGCTGACCTGGTCGCCCTTCGCGTGCGGTCCGCATTCCTTGCGGCACTGGAACACGTTCGTCAGGACGTTCACGCCGAACCGGTCCGTCCCGCCGCAGACCGGGCAAGGTCCCACCAGCTCTGCGCCGAGGCGCCTGAGCCCCGCGATGCCCAGCCGATCGACGACCTGCTCCATCGGGATCCCGTGCGCCTCGGCCAGGCGGGTGTCGTCGCGCGTCATCAGGCAGACGCCCGCAGCGTGGCGGCGGACAGCAGGCTCTCGTGACCGGCGGGCGTGACGATCCCGCCCTTGCTTTCGACCTTGCACTTCAGGATCGCGCGCCAGCGGTCGCGCACCGCGGCGACGTCGCTGCCGAGGTCCTCGGCGATCGCCTCCATCGTCGCGCCGGCTTGCCGCTTGCGGATCAGGTCCAGGTCGTCTCCCGGGGTGAAGCTGTCATCCAGCCGGGCAAGGTGCTCGTAGATCGTCCGCGCCGCGGCAGGCAGCCGTGAAGCCGCGGGGGGCATGACCGCCGGTGCGGCAGAGGGCGTCGGCTCGGTCGTGGTCGCAGCTGCCCTGGTTTCCAGCTGCGGTGCAGGCTCGGGAACCGGAACCGGGCGCCCCGGCTTGCGCACGGCAATAGGGCCGAACTCGCCCGACTTCCTGAGCCGGGCAAGCCGGTTCTGGACGGCCCGTGCCGACCGCTGCAGCTCGGCCGCGATCTCCGCGTCGGGCGATCCGGCATCCCACATCTCGACCAGCCGCTTGTCGTCGGCCTTGCTCCAGATGGCGACCAGCGGCGAAGTCGGGCGAGCCGGGAGATCTTCCGCGACTGCTTCCGGCGACACCGCAGGGGCCGGATCCGCAGCGACATCGTCGGGCTCGGCGACAGGCGCAGGCTCAGCCGCGTCCGCGGAGGAAGGGCTGCCCTCGTCCGGATCGTGCGGCTCGATCGTGGCAGGAGCCGGATCGCCCGACGCGGCGATCGCGGCGATCGCGGCCGCAGCGGCGTCCGCCACCGCCGCCTCCACTCCGGCGTCTGCCGCAGTCTCCAGAACGACCGTCACCGTTTCGGTCGGCTCGTCAGGTTCGACCAGGCGGAACGCGTCGTCGCCTGCCCCGACCGCTTCCGGCTCGCGCGGCAGCGACATCGGTTCCGAAGGCTCGGCCGCCGCGCGGCCGTCCACCAGCGCCGCGGCCCACCACAGGATGCCGGTGAAGGTCGTGATCTCCATATCAGCGGGCACCACCCGCGCCAGGTCGTTGATCTCGAAGATGTCGAACTTCAGGCTCATGCCGCTTTCTCCTGAATGGCGTCCCATGCGGCGGCCAGCCGGCCGCGGTTCCAGTCCTGGACGCTGGCGCGAATGTCGTGGCGGACCGAATCCACCAGATCGGGCCTCTCGGTGACGCGGTCGGCCATCGCGACGAGCCACGCCAGCTTCGGCTCGGCGCGCTGCACCTTAGGCAGCACGTCGTGCAGCATCGACAGGATCATCCGCTGCTCGCCCTCGGCGCCGGCCGGATCGAACGGCGACAGCGACAGCCCGCCAAGGACCGTCATCGCGTGGATCAGGACGTGATCGTGGATCGTCAGCTTCATCGCGCTCACCCGTCCAGATCGGGACGATCGGACTGCGAGGGCCAGCTCGCCCGCTCGACCGCGCGCAGCAGCTGCTCGCCCGCCGCCTTCAGCTGGTCGACCTGGTGCCTGGCCGACAGCTCGCGCCAGCGGCGGGACATGTCCCTGACCTGGACCGCCAGCGGATCGGTGTCGGCATGCGTCTGCAGCACCGTGTTCACGGCCCAGGTCATCGACCGGTCGTCCGCCTCGCCCAGCTTGCAGCGCAGCGCGTGTCCCAGCGCGATCATCCGCGCGCCTGTCCGGCGGCGACAGTCGAGGTCGGATTGCGGGATCTGGCGGGCGTCATCGCTCATGGGCAAAACCTCTTGCTGTCCGGGGGTGCCGCGGGGCGGGCGATCGGGGAGGGATCGAGCCTGCCCCGCGGCGGGGCCTGCGCCGCGTTGGGCTCGGCGCAGGATGCGAATAAAGATGCGCGGCGGGCCGAGCAGTGCCCGCCGCGCCAGTCAGCCGGATCGACAGGCGGTCGATGACGGCGAAAGCTGCCCCGCCGCCACAAGGCGGCTCTCGGCCGGGCCAACCGCAGGTTCCACGGTCCCGGTGCCCTGAACCGCCTCGGTGGCGGCCGGAACCGTGGCGGGGTTTCGGCCAGGTACTGCGCCCCAACCCTCCTTCCGCCCCGAGGCGACCTGACCCGGCGCCTTCTGGCGCCCGGGATCGCTGAAATGGATGATCCGCGCCGACATGCCGGACCTGATCACGGTGCGGGACGCGCCGGTCATCACCCCTCCCCCATGATCCGGGCGTAGTCAGGCAGGGTCTGCACGGCGAGGTCGACCACGTCGCCGTAGGGGCGGTTGAACCCGTCCATCCAGTTCCGCGCCGCCTGCACGGTGACGTTCGCCCACAGCGCGCAGGCCTCGGGCGAGGCGAAGCTCACCAGCATCAGCCGCGACCAGCGCTGCATGAACGCGTCGCGCCGCAGCGCGGGATCGCCGGCCGCGCCGTGCGCGCGGCGCGCCGAACTGGCGCTGCGGCCGCGCCCGCCCGCGGGCGGGAAAACGTTGGAACGGGACTTTTGCGGCCGCGCCGGGCAAGCCCGGTCACGCGCGTTTGAGGAAGGCTGGGTCATGAGGGTTCTCGGTGTTGGTGGAGGAAGGGGCAGGGTCGGCCTGCTTGTTCGCGTCCTCGACTTCCTTGAAATTGAAGGCGCCCAGCGGGCAGTCCACGCGCGCCGCAGCACAGGCTTGGGAAATCGCCAGGTACCACGCCGCTGCAAACCGCCCTGTGGACCGGGCATGGCGGATCAGCCGATCCGTCATGCCCAAGCGCTCCAACTCGCCAGCTGGCAGGTTATCGATGATCTGAGCAGCAGGTTTGATCGTCATGTCGCCTACGTGCCAAGTTACTTGGCATGCGTCAAGACAAACGATCAGCTTTGCGCCAAAAAACTTGTCGGGCGATGGTCGCGCTTATGAGTGAGCATGACCCAGACCTGCCGTTCGGTGACATCGCTGAGCGAATCCGCTGGCACCGAAAGCTAGAACAACTCGACCAGTTGCAGTACGCGACGCGCGCCGGACTGACCCGGACTCAGCTGTCCAACTGGGAGACCGGCAAGTCTCGGATCTCCATCGACGGCGCGCGGGCGCTCCGCCGCACGTACGGGTTGTCACTCGATTTCATATACGAGGGCATAGCGGATGCATTGCCGATGACCTTAAGGGTGGCCTGGCGCGACAGGCCCTGAGTCAGCGCCTCTAGAAAGTCGATCGTGAATCCGGAGGCGGCGGCGCCTGCCCGCAGCATCTCCAACCTCTTTGTCATGTTCTCACCTTGTTCTCATCCGCAGGTTGAGGCGGTCCGAGGATTCGCGTCAAGCAAAGTTTCCAGCAGCCAAGTTTTTTGGCATTCATTAGTTGACATGCCAAGTTTCTTGGCTGATCTTCACCTCCATCGAACCCCGATGGAGGTCCAGATGGACACCGACGCCGACCACCCCGACGGCCAGTTCGCCGTCACGATCCCCGACCCCGAGAAACTTGCCGCGGCGCTGGACGACGCGGTCGCAAACGAGCCGCAAACGGTTGCCGACGCGCGCGCCCTGATCGCCGATCCTGTCATTGCCCAGGCTGCTGGCGAGTTGGACCGCATCTTCGCCTGGCAGCTCGCCCTTACCGACCTGCAGGCGCGCCGCGCCCCTTCCGACGGGAGGGCCTTCGCATGAACGCCGCCTGCAACCACTACCGCTACGTCCTCGCGAACCCTCATTTCGGGTGGCCCGAGGATGTGGTGGCCGAAGCGGAAGAGGCGCGCGCCGCCGAGCTCGCCGCGCTGCGCCCCGACGCGCCCCCGATCGATGCCCCCCCGATCGACGCCCCCCGCGCACCGGATCACGCACCGCAGGTGCCGCTCGCCCCGATCGAGGATGTCACGGGCCCCATGAGCCTTGCCGTGGCCGTCGCCGTCAGCGCGCTGCTGTGCGTCGCCGGGCTCGCCTGGTGGCTGGCATGATCCGCCCGGCCGCGCCCGCCCGCGTCGACGCCGGCATGTTCATTCCCGACCTCGCGCAGGTCTCGGCCCTGGCGACCAGCCACCTGCACCTGCTCGACCGGGTCGAACGGATCGCCGCCGAACTGGAGCTGGGCGCCACCCGCCCGGCCGACGCCGCCCAGGTGCTGCGCCTCGTCGCCGCGCAGGCCCGCCATGCCTGACACCGTGCAGCTGCTCGACATGTCGGTGGTGACCTACGAGGCGCGCCTGTCCGACATCGACCTGAAGGCCCGGCTCGAACGCGAATTGCTCGGCGGCCTCGGCCTGCTGGACGACGCCGGCAAGCCGAAGCCCGGCGTCACCGCCACGGTCCTGCGCTACGGCGAGCGCACCCGGGGCGGCTACGACGTCCGCGTCACCCGCGACATGTCCAAGTCCACCGACAAGGCGCTGCCCGCGCCGGGAGAGAGGTAATGACCGAGGTGCGGCGGATCGAGCTGTTCAGCCGCCAGCAGCGGCCCGGATGGACGAGCTGGGGCGATCAGACCGACAGATTCGAGGAGGCGTCGTGACCAGCATCCTGACGACCTCGAGGACCCCCGAGGAATGGGCAGCAGAGCTCGCAGCGCGCGGCATGGAAGTCAGCGCCCGGACGATCCGCGAAAGGGCCAACCGCCTCGGGGCTTGCCACAAGCTGGGCCGCGCCATGATCATCACGCCGGACCAGTTCGAACTAATCCTGACGGAAAAAGCCTCATGCCGCTCGAACCCTATCAGCGCGGATCGACCTGGTGGGTCCGTGGCCGCGTCGAATACAAGGGACAACCCGTCACCGGCTACTACCGCCGCAGCACTGGATCACCTACGGAAGCGGGCGCATGGAGCTGGTGCAGCGCCGAAGAAGAACGGCAGATCCGGCGTCATCTCGTTGGAGACGAGGCGGCACTGACCTTCGCCGATGCGGTCGTTCTCTACAACGCTAAGCCGGCCGACGCGCGATACCTGCTGCTGATCGTCCCCGAAATCGGCCAGACCGCCTGCGCGGCGATCACGCCGCAATCGATCCGAGACCTCGCCCGCCGGCTCTACCCGGAAGCCAGCACCGACACCTGGCAGCGCCAGGTGCTGACGCCCGTCAAGGCCGTGATCAACAACGCCCATGACCTCGGCAGATGCCCTCCGATCCGGATCCGCGGCTTCTCGACGGCCGAGCGCGTCCAGCAGGACGCCGCGCGCGGCAAGCAGAGCCGGGTCCCGAAGACGCCCGGATCGTGGGAATGGATCGACGCCTTCAGCGCCTGCGCCTCCCCGTATCTGGCTGCGCTGGTCGAATTCATGTTCGAGACCGGCGCCCGCGTGGGTCAGGCAGTGCGGCTGCGGCCCTGCGACCTGGACCTGCAGCGGGCCCGGGTAAAGCTGCCGGCGAGCAAGGGGCACCCCGCCCAGTGGATCAGCATCAGCATGGAGATGGTCGCGAAGCTGGCGAACCTGCCGCCTCGCAAGCCGGTCGACCGCCGACGTGGCACCGTGCACCCGCCGCGGGTGTTCGGCTACGCCGGCCACAACGGCCCACTGAAGGCTTGGAAGGCGGCGTGCAAGAAGGCGGGCATCCCGTACCTGCCGCCGCACAGCGCCGGCCGTCACGGCTTCTACACCGAGCTGCGCGTGCGGCAGGGCATCGATCCCGTCACGGCCGCGAAGGCCGGGCGCTGGTCCGACCCTGCACTGCCCGACCGCATCTACGCACACAACGAGACCCCGGACAGCGAAGTTCGGGCCATGATCCGTACAACCCGCGTACAAGCGGCAGACGGGAAACCAGTTAAACAATTGAAAGCAATAGGTGATTAGCGAAGTGACGAAACCCTTGGTAAGGGTGAGGTCGAGAGTTCAATCCTCTCTCACAGCACCATTTTTTCTTGTGCAAGATCAAGATGGTGCAGCGAAACAAGGGTCTGAGCGGGCTTGCCTTACACACAAAGGCTATCCACAGTGGTCCTTACGATGCCCCGTCCCGCCCGCCGCCGCCCCGGTTCCCCCTTCTACTTCCGCGCCCGGGTTCCTGCCGATGTGCAGCACCTTGTCGGGAAGTCGGAGGTCTCCTTTTCTCTCCGTACGTCTGACGAAGCGGAGGCCCAGAAGCTCCACGCTCAACACCTCGCGCGGCACTACGCGCAGTGGGAGGCGCTGCGGAACGGGCCGCAGCCTCTTACCGGGAAGCAGGTCGCGGGGCTCTGCGGGGAGTGGTACTCGGGGTTCGTCGGGGACCTGTCGGAGGAGCCGGGCGAGCTTTCGGTGTGGGACGCGGTGCGCGAAATGCTGGACCGGACCCGCAGCGATGATCGCGCCGACCTTGAACGCCACTACGGGTCGATAGCGGACGATCTGCTTTCCAGGCACGGGCTTGCGCCTGACGACTACTCACGCGGGCGTCTGCTTTCGGGTCTCCGCAGAACCATGGAACAAGCCGCGGAGACGCTCTCCAGGAGGGCAACCGGGGACTATGGGCCGGATACCCATGCGGGGAGCTTCCCTGCCCTCCAGCCCCCGGAAATCGGCCTCCTAGGCCCTAAGGAGCCGACGAAGCAAGGACAGGAGCGCGGGGGCGCTTCGCTGTGGGACCTGTTCAACGGTTGGGAGAAGGAGCATCGGCGCAACGGGAAGGCAGAGCGGACCATCACCGACTTCCGGGGCAAGGTGCGGAAGCTGGTCGAGTTCGTGGAGCATGACGACGCAGCGGCCCTGACCGCCGCAGACATAGTCCGCTGGAAAGACCACCTGCTAGACACGGGGATCGGAGCCCGCACAGTCTCGGACAAGTACCTGGTGGCGGTCCGGGGGCTGTTCAACCACGCCAAGGCGAACGCGATGGGCCTTGCGGACCCCACGGAGAATGTCTCGGTCTCCTACAGCGCCCCGCAGGCAACCCGTGAGCGGGGCTTCACCGAAGCCGAAGCCAAGACGATCCTTGCGGCGGCACGGGCAGAGAAGGGCCTGACCGCCCGCCATGCCGAACATACCCGAAGGGCGATACGCTGGGTACCTTGGATATGCGCTTTCACCGGGGCGCGGGTCACGGAGATAACCCAGCTTCGCAAGGGCGACGTGGAGACGGTCTCGGGGGTTCCCTGCATCCGCATTACCCCTGACGCGGGGTCGGTGAAGACCCGGCGCTATCGTCGGGTGCCCCTGCATCCCCAGCTTGTCCGGGAAGGGTTCCTTGAGTTCGTGGAAGGGTGCAGCGAAGGTCCGCTGTTCAGGTCCCCGACGGTTGACGCGGAGAACGTGAGCAAGCGCGTCGGGGCGTGGGTGCGTGAGGTCGTGGGCATCAGCGATGATCGGTTGCAACCCAACCACGGCTGGCGGCATCGCTTCAAGACCCTCTGCCGGAACCATGGGGTGCCTGGGGAGTGGGCAGACCATCTCCAAGGGCATGCGAACACAAGCGCAGCGGCGGGCTATGGGGAGTACACGGTGCCGGCGATGCTGCGGGAGGTCAAGAAGCTTCCAGACTGTCAGGTGTGATGTTCGGGAGGGAGGGGCCTTCGGCCCGTCAGTCCGGGGTCATCCCCGTTCCCCGAGGGGCCATGTCGGGCACCTTGAACAGCACCTGTTACCATGGCCCCCAAGTAACCCTAAGGTTAGTTGTTCGGGGGAGGTCGGGTCTCTAGTATGGTCAATCCCAAATCGGCATGATCCGGCAAGAAATCTCCATCACACTTGAGCCCCCGACGTACCCCGCATGGAGGACGTCGAGCCGAGGTCGATGCGGAAGGGGTTGGACCCCCGCCGCTCGTCCCGCTTGGAGGTGCCGATCGCCAGCGGCTTCGGGGGCTCGGCGGGAAGTTCCCGCTTCTCCGGGAGGAGCTTCGGCTTAGGGGTCTTGGGGAAGACGTCGCACAT